TATTATATATTCATACTCATAATAGGGCATTTCCACAATCTCACTTGGCTGTAACCTGAGATGGTACAGCAAGTGAGTTTGCATCTTAAAGAAGTTCTCCAGCGAGATCTGAAACAACGAAAAGAGACTTGATTCCTCCGGGAAACGTGATGGGAACGTGGACCTCCGCTCCACAAGATGTACACATTGAGTGTACCTTTTCGTCAACACCAACTCTCATTAAATCAACAATTTGAAAGAAAGTTGAATATTTTGTTGCATCCCACCTCATGAAATCTACCTCGATATCTTTAATTTTATCTGTATTAAAACCTCTCCAGTCGTGAACTATATAAGGAAGTACTTTAATAAATCCTTGATCTAATTTTTTTCGTTGTGCTGGAGTTTGTGTCCGGTCTTTAATATATTGTGTAATTACCTTCATAACACCAATTGAAGGTGGTCTGAGTTCTAATACACCAGAGCTTTTAGTTTGAACTTTGAAAATTCTTTCTTCGTGATCGAAGTACTTCATCATTTTATCATCGATAGTATTCGGTCTCAAGTTGGCATTACAAAATTCAATTTGTTGAGCAGCCTCACATTCAGGACATTCAAGAGGAATGTTCAATTTATTTTCTCCTTTAGCGAATGTTAATTCTTTAACAGCCAAAACAACATGAATACGATCTTCTTCACATAAATCCTTCCAATTAGAAATTTTATTAGGAATGTTAACATTTACACAAGAACTCATAATATGGTTCATTGCTTCATCGATTGAAAATGGATCATCATCATTTACAATGGAGAATTGTCTAATTTCCTTAACTGTTGCAGGTCTAATAGATACTTTCATTCCATCTGGATAGAATAATCCTCTAGATGGAAAATTAGTAGGTGCAATGGAGTGCCATCCCATTTTATACTCTTCTCCACTGTCTTCATTTTTCTTTTGCCAATCAGAACTTTTACCAAGTGATGTAGATTTTACTTCACCTTCTTGTACATTTTCTGTTTTAGCTCGGCTTTCGGCTTCTTGTTCAAAAAGACCGCTTTCCTTTTCTCGCTTTTCTAATTCGTTTTTAGCGATTTCGTCAAAGTTGTTTTCTTCTGTGCTCATCGTAAGATATTTTTAGATTTGTTTTTAGATTGATATTCTTTTAAGATTTTTTTGACATGTTCATTTACGAACGATGTCTGTTTGCCTTCGTATTGTGCGATATGATGTAAAATTAAATCTCGAACATACGTTGAAGTTGCAATTAATTTACCTTCATGCATAGATGCCGATGTTATTATTCTGTTTAATTTTTGTTCATCTTCGCTACTTAGAAGGACCTGAATTTTTTTGTCCCTTGCCATTGCGAATTTTATTTTTAGATTATCATATTATTGTAGTATTAGATTATATATTCGGTGTCCACGAGAAATTTTCGTTGAATCAAATATAATTCAAATAGTCTCGTTTTTTGGCTTATTGAATCATATATAATACACACCAACAAAACGATAATTCAACACGCACCAACTAGGATATGGACAAAAAAACAAAAGGTACCCAATTAAGGGTACCTTCAGTTCGGGATATGTAAAGGGGAAAAAGTATATATTAAGCTTAGATTATACCATGTCTTCTGTCCACCAATCAGCTCTCCAAGTCATTTCCAGCTCGGCAGGTTCAGCAGTATCATAATTGAGTTCAGCAGCCGCAGCTAATTCGGAGCCTGTTGGGAAGCAACCATAGAAGGTTCTTTGCCAGAATATGTCGCCAGCTCTATTGTAGTTAGACACAACGATAGTTCCAACATAATCCTTTTTCAATCCTTGCTCTCCCGTTAAAGAGTTATACACAAGTCTATTCCAATCTCTTAGTGTTTTGTAAACATACATTTCGTTCGCATCGTTAAGGTTCAATGAGAAACCGATCGCCAAATCTACGGTTGTAGAATCTGGTGCAGATTTTGCATAGGAACGAGTTGCGAACTTATATTTTTGTTCAACAACTGCTTCCATTTTTTCGTTTGTCAAACCACCAATTTTTCTTACGTGTTCAAGAAGAATTTCTCCACCTGCAATTCCTGAAGGAGGAAGAATACTTACCTCGAATAAGTTCTGATAGAACGGTTCGTAATATTTGGTAGCCGCTTTACTGTTAGTAAAATGTGGTAATCCAGCCATGGTATCTAGTATTTTTTCTTTTATTTATATATCTCACCTTTATGAGATAATCTTGAGGTAGCCGAAACTACCTCAAGATTCTCAATTTATTTTAGAAGTTACCTGCCTGAATAGATCCAGTTTTAAGGATAGTTACTCGGTTAACAAGTATACCCATTCCTCTTACAGGTTCTACGTAAGTATCTAGGATACCGATGTTATTATCGATAACTTCATTTGTGTTGTTTGACGAGTCCATTACGTTTTGGAAGTCGTATAATCCACCGTCGTTCAAGATTTGAGACAAGAAGTTGTCAGCCAATGTCTTGATTTCTAAACGGTTTTGTTGAGTATTAAACTCCCATCTGTAATTCTTAAGGATTTCAGCGATTCCATCCTCAATGTAAATAAGCAATTCACGAACGTGGATTTGAGAAAGTGCAGACTTAACAGTTTGTTGTGCAGTCTGGTTAGCATTAATAACTAATCCAAATCCTTGTTTGTTTACTATTGCGTTTAATCCGAATGGTTCGATGTTATCCAAATCTTTACGATCGAATGAATATTCAACTCCACTAACTCCAGTTCCAGCAACCACACCTCTACGAGGTCCTGCAACGATTGACCATGGTAACGCTAAGTTATATTTGTCAATGTACAAGTTCGAGATATGTGCAGCAGGTGGTACAAATTTAGTAGTTCCATTTTCACTAATTCTTAAGTTAGGAGTATAGAATCCACAGTAATTAGCACCGTCTGCAATACTCGGTAGCGAGTAAATATTGCTTGGGTTAAGAGCCAAGTTACCTCCAGTAGCAACGTATCTTGCATCGAAGGTTGATTGAGAATCGAATTTGAATAATGGATTCGTAGAATTCTTGAATTCCTTCACTGAAGGTGAGTTAAGAATTGCGAATGCATTTTTTCTTCCTTTAGCGATTTTAGATAATCTCGCTTTAGAAGATGCCTCGATTCCGTGGTTGAATGTATCAACGATATATCTGAATGTGATAGAATCTCTGTCTTGTAACGTTTCAGCGATATTAGTGTTATACATTACATCCAGAATTTGATTCATTCTAGAGTTTGTATTGTTCGGCTTAGACGTTGTAGGAACAGTATATCCATCCAATGCAGTAACTGTATAGTGTGTTACAAAATCATCGATTGAAGTATATCTCTCAACCGCTGTAGGTACACCACTTAAATCAGGATATGTAAAGATTGCATCGTAAGTTTCTACGATAAACCATCCATAAGTAGGAGATGTAACATCACTGTCGTAAGTAGCAGACTTAACTCTAGTTAAACGAGTAGTTCCTGTTCTAGGATCGATTTTAGTATCATAATCACCGCTTCCAGTAACTGATTCGAATCCTCTAACCATGAATTGTCCAACTTGAATTTCTCCAATGTAGTTTTGTCCGGCAGTTGTACCAACAGATCCTAACTTGATTTTGTTAACTCCAATTATATTTGTTGCTCCGATAGGATAAACCTCGTTGATGTTACCTTCAAGAGTACTAATATAAACAGATTCGTTATATGTAGCACCGGTAGCACCGTTTTGAGGGATTGCAATAAACTGAGTAGCGAATCCACTGTCACCCGGTAAAATTCCAACCTCAGTAACGAATGTATCGTCGGTAAATGCAGTAACTTTTCCGTTCGCAACTTTATGAGAAAGAATTGCAGCGTCAGTATCTCTAGATCCTGAAGGAACAGAAATTTTAACATCTGCTAAAGTTTCAAGATCATAAGAGTTGATAACCTCAGCCTTAATTGGATTAAGCGAAGCAGTAGGACCACTTCCTTGAATTTTATCACCAGTTGTAATTACACCGCTAATAACATCTAATCCTAATTGAGCTTTAGGTCCAGCAAACATTGAAGAGTGAATTGGTGAGCTTCCTACAGGATTAATAGTATAGTTAATATTAGGTACAATTTCAATTGTTGCAGTAGCACCAGTTGATGCACTGTTTGAAGTATTACCAGCATTCCAACCTAATGTGAACGCAAGTCCAGCACCTGAAGTAGTACCTGAATTATATCCAGGAACGCTTCCAGCCTCATCAGTTGAAGTGATTTGTACAGTTAATAAATCCTTGTAAGATCCAACCGTTGATAAAGATCTGTCCGATACTCTAGCGAGAGTATATTGAGGACCTGCATAAGCGGTTGCACTAGCACCAGTAAGACCAGCACTAACGAAAGATTCACCAGCAATAATTGAATTGGCAAAATCTTCGAAAGAATCCTGACCAGCAGTTGTAGTAGCGAAAAGCGATTGAGCAGTTCCACCTACAACCCATGGGTGATAAGGACCAAATACTTTGATTTGATCGTAAGCACCACCACCACTAGCAGTATTATATGCAGCAGAAGCATCTAGATCGAACATTCTAGAAGTAGCACCAGGATCAGCGCCAGTAAATAAATATGTACTTGCACTGGCAGCTGAAGCACCATGATTGTAATCTAATTGTCTGTAAGCTTGTAATTCGTTCAAAGTTCCGAAGTATGAAAGGAAATCAATAACTGAAATTCCATTTTCATTTTCTTCCAATCCATGTCCAATAAGATCGAGTTGCAAACCATCAACGATTGCATCAGTGATAACGCTTGGATTATCATAGAACCAATCTTTGTTCATTGCTAAAACTAATCCAGTGTAAGAAGTTTCGTTATTAACGATATCTTCAATAAACAAGTTAGTTCCGTCTTTATCTTGGAATTCAGGAATTAAAGAACCTGTGTATTCGGCCAAAGCAGTAACCTCAGGTAATTGAAGTAATTTATCAATACCGTTTGCACTGTTTCCAAAAGAATCAGTGATAGTCGCTTTAAGACCTTTTGTAGTAAAGTAATCTCCATAGATAGGATCCACAGAAAGAGCAGCATAATTACTAAAGTCGCCTTCAAGAACAACAACTCTCACTAAGAAGTCAGAGATTAAACTTGATTTGTCTAAGAATGGAGGCACTTTTCCGCTTCCGTACCATTCTTCGGCAGTAATATCAAATCCTGGAGTTGAAGATTTAGTAACAAATACTGAAATGTTTTTTCTACCGCTGTTCGCTAGATTAAAGATAGTAGAACCATTTGGTGAAGAAGTTGCATTGACTGTAGAGTCGTTTGCATCCACCGCATTGATTACTGCCTCATCGTCGATGAACCAGAACTTGTCTCTGTTAAAGAATTCCTTAACAGCAGAGGTTCCTTCAGCGTGGTTACCTAAGTTTGATTGAGCACTCAAAGCTCTAAATTCTGCAGTTACACTGTCAGGAAGATCGAGTAAGTTTAGTGCCAAGATTGGACCTCTATCCAACGCAGTTAAACAGGATCTGTGGAAATAAGATCCTTTTAATTCAAGTCCAGTATCAATGTCACCAAAAACATCTTTAAAGAATTGTACATCAGGTACAAAAATTGGTGTGTTGAAAGGACCTTTGTTGGAGTATCCAATGACAAGACGGATTGTTTCCGCTGGAATGTTGATAAGTTGACTCTTATCAAATTCTAGACGATAAACACCACTTGACTTAAATTGTTGAATATTCGCTGGTAAAGCCATTTGTCTAAAATTTTTTTTTATTTAGTTATATATCATTCAGCTTCTAATTTAATTACTCGACAATATCATATATGTTGAATGAATCGCCAGATAAATTTCCACTTATTTCGAGAGTCTCCTCGATTTTAGTTTTATATATTTCTTCGATGTAATCGAAAAGTTCTTCAACAGTCTCGGAATAGTCAACCGTATCAAAAAAACTACAAGCATTAACCACAGTCATCATACAATCATCATTACCGGTTTGTGCAGAATATGTACCATTCTCATTTCTAGAGAACATTGCCGCTTCACTAACAGTATTAATATCCTTGATAACCATTCGATTCGTTCTTATATAATTCTTAACTTTTGTAGTAAGTATTCTCTTGTTATCACGATTAACCTTGATTCCTGGTTTCTTTATTTTTGAACCGACACGATGTGAATATCTTACGATAGTCTCTTCATCAAAATCGTTTCGTGTTGGATATAACGCAATTAGATTATTGATAACTTCCTGACCAAATGCATTATATTCTATAATAAGACGTAAATTTTCCTGATCAAATATTTCAACACACAATTCATAGAGAATCATACTAAAATCTTTTAGCGAATGAAGATTTGATCTGAATATTCCTATTTGCTCCAATTTAAAGAAGTCGGTAATATCACTAGGTGACACAAGATCTCGATGATCTTTTATGTCCATTGGCAATACTTTAAAAATATTTATGACAGTATAATCTTTTCCTACACCCTCTGCTAAGTCTATCGAAAACAAATAAAAATCTTGGTTTCCGTCAAGCATGTCAACATCAATATCAGGATCCCATCTCAACGAAGAATAATCTATTCCTAAATCATCCAAAGCATCTAATTCTCTAAAGACAAATTCCTTTTCATTATTTTTTACCTTTTTCATTTCAACCGAAGAAAGTAAAAGTGAAGATGATGAAAGAAATTGATTTCCATATTGTTGATTAAATGCTTCGATAGAGCCTAGATTAGCGACCTCTTGTTCTTTCCAAGCTTCATCTCTACCGGGAACTTGCCACCAATCAACTCGGAACGGAGCGTATTCATTATTGCCATCTACTGCATTTTGATATATGTCGTGAAACTTATTATATCCATTAGGTGTAGAAGTTATGATAACTCTGGATATCTTAGATGATGATAGTGTTGGATAAACGTTCTCATAAAATGGATTAATAATACTTGGCATAATATGAGCAAACTCATCCAAGTATAACAAATGAATTGTAAACGATATACCACCAGTCTTTGTTGTATTCTGACCAATAACTCGACATCCATTATCAAAACGCATTTCCATTACGTCCTTTTTCATGATGCCTGGTTTTAAGAAAAATGGAAGATTCTCATAAATATGTTTTGCCTTCATAAGGATCTCCTTTGTAGTAGCACCCTTATTGGACATAATCATCGCATTCTTGTCAAAATTAAAAAGCGAATACCAGGCGATAAAAATACCTGAACAAATAGTTTTACCAATCTGTCTCGATGCTAATGTGACGTTCCAACGATTTTGTTGATACTGTCTAAGCATTTCTTCTTGATAAGGTCTTAGGATAATTTTCCTAACACCCTCATCTGTCATGGCATGGCAATACTTATTTGCAAAATAAACAATGTCTTTTGCACAACGCTTTATTTCTGCAACTTCTTCTTTTGAATAATCATATACAGTATTTCCTTTGCGATAAGCAATATCACCTTCGTAAAATGGAGCATGTGCAACTTGATATCCCATTTCAATTGATTCAATAGCCTTTTGAACCTTTTCAGCAGTCCAAACTATTCTACTAGAATCGTTATCCTTAGGATCCTCAAATTGTTTTACTTTAAATTCACTCATACTTCTTCGTTTTCAGAATCTTCTTCGTCGAAATCAACCTCTTGAATTTCTTCTTGAATACTCTTCATGAAGTCTCTATTTCCTCTTGCAGTTAATGTATCTTCTTCGTCTTTTCGTTTAGTGGTCGTTACTGTGCTATCTCCATATATGTCGATATCATGTTTAATTTTTTTCATGTTTTCTTCCGCTGCCATCATGTGTAATGTTGTATGTTTCATTACTTCAAGCATCGTTTTTTGAAGACCGCCTAAAACTTCAAACATCCTAGGAGACAATTCACCACTATCGATGGTTCTCATTAAAGTCTCAATTGAATGTTCCATTTGTTGCATCTGATTGAATAAATTAGCTAATTGCATTTCTTCAATTTTTTGCTTTATTCTTACATATTCGTATTCTTCGATTACGTCCTGACTTAAATAAAGTTTTGCAACCGAATCCATCATCTTCTTAGCTTTTGCAATTGCCTTAGATTTAGATTCGCCATATTGATAATCTTCTACCGTATGAAAGGATGGTAAATCACCCGGTCTAGCGACAGGTAACTGATTATCTTCAGAAAGCAAATCTTTGATGCTTTCTCTCGCTTCTTCGTTATTTGACATATTATATAGTTAAAAATTATCTGACTGCTTCTCTGCCCATATTTAATGGTGGTAATGCGTTATCAATCATTATAGCATATTGATTATCTCGCACAGTATATCTATTCAACATTAAAGGTTGATTCTCTTCGTTAATTAATTGATTCAATAATCTCACATTTGTTAATTCAATCGGAGATCCTACTAGTTCATAATACTTATTAGGTTGTATCGATTGTCTAGTAAAAGATAAAGTTTGGCTAAACACAAGCTTTAATTGAGTGGTCTGTTGTATATAGCTAGGTTTTGATGCATCGAATATCATTTCCCAAATATTACAATTAATACTTTGATGCTGATTAGAAACATTCAATACCATTGCAAACCATTTACGAGAAGACTCTCTATATTTTCCTTGTATATTTGTTGTATCGACAACTAAATTTGGGAATGTTTGATTGGGCCAAGGTTCTAAAGAATTAGTATCAAAAGTATAGGATTGGCCATTGATCTTTACATTAATTCCCTTAGTGACATAGGCTTTATCTCCATTGGTATCATTGTATTGAAGATCAATTGAAATACCTTTATCTGATGCAGTGGCACCAGTAACCTGATCAAATTCTCCGTGCGATACGCCGTTTAATAATGTATCATAAAGCATTCCATTCTCATCAACATTAACATGCTGAACAAATTCAGTGTTTTGGAATATTTCTCGATTAGTCCTAAACCACATCGTGTATACCCTATCTTCAGTTTCAGGTATGTCAACCTTAGTTTTATATTTAACCGCTAAATTATTATAGCCAACACTTCCTAGATCATAGGCATATTTAGCAACGATAGTGAAGTAATTATTAATATCATGATTTTTGATACTTAACGCTTCGTTAATTTCGCTTCTAACAAAATCATAATTACCGGTTCCGATAGTTTTGTATTGAAGTGGTTTTGTTATTTGTGTAAATTCTAATTCATTTTCCTCTTTGAATAAATCATCAAAATCTTGCGTTAATTCTATTTCTAACTTATCAGCAGTAGATCCTGGCTCAACTCCAATATTCAAACTATCTTGATATTTAACCAAGTTAACTTTGTAATAGACTCCATCTCGCATGAAATCCTTGTAAAGGTACGGGGATTCTATTTCATACATTCGATTCTCTAATGGAAAGTACAAATAATCTCGTTCTTCCGGTCGTACACAATATCCAAATGCTCGCTCAAAATCTTCTTTAACAATATGAACTTCAAATGATTCAAAGTCCATATCAAATGGAGTAAACATAATTTTATTATCCGGAAATTCATTGTTAGGAACAACGACTCTAACGTTTTTAACATCACTAACATTGAATAACGAATATTCCTTAAGAACAAAGTCTTTGGATCGTTTATCAGAAGAAACTTTAAAGTAACAAACTTCATGACCAAACATTTCGCTAACGGTTAATGCTAATTCTCGATTAAGAGATATAGCAGGACCCATTAAATCATATACTCTAAATAAACTACCTTCACAGTCTATTCTAATTCCTTTGTAATAATCTTGAGTTGGACATGATTTAGGAGTTGGTGTAGTATAATCAGACTCAGTAACTACGGTTTCAATATCCATAGTAATATTTGTAACCGCCAATCCTGTCGGAACCGGTGGTTCTGGTTGAGACACTCTAATATATTTTAGTTGGACATAAACATTAGATCCCGAATCAAAGCTCATTGGAGGTAAAGTCTTACTTCCGTCTGGATTTCTTTCAAGTAATAGCCAAGGAGACCACGTCATGTTATCAGTGGACCAACGTAAATTTGTAATAAAATAATCGTTATCTGTAGATGCTGGTGATGTAGTCTCAGCATAACTTGTGAATGACGAAACTGAGGCAAAGGCACCGTTAAAGGTAACCATAAGCGAATCGCCGTCTTTGTAAGTGATATTATTTGTAGAAAGATCTACGCTAATCTTGGCCATCTATTTGTATTTGTTTTAATATATATTCGCAACAAATACGACCGAAATATTATAGATATCCGGCCAGCTTAATGACAGTTAATTGAATATGATCGAGTTCTTCTTTTGGAATTTCTCTTTCTTCTTTAATGAAGTCTAATGTAAAAATACCAACGACTCTTTTGTTCAAATCTAATATTGCCCATGTATAAATAGATTCAATTCCATTTTCTACCAATTGATATTTAAGTAATGTTTCTGGAAATTCTTTTGTTACACTTTTGTAGTGAGCGGTTCGTTGTTCTAATAACTTAGAAAATAACTTAATTCCTCCACTAACTGGCATTGATTGATTGTGATTTTGTATTCTAGCAATACCTTTTTCGACTTGTTCATAAGTCATAGAATATTTCTTCATGGATTTGCCAGTAAAATACTCACCACCATTATGAAATTGGTATATTGCTGCTCTACAAGCACCGACTGATTCTCGGATTTCTTTTAATTTTTCTAGAAGAATAGAATCTTCCTCGATCGCTTCCGTGATTATACAAGCCTTAGCTTTTTTTTCTTTTTCAAGTTTATTGCGATACCATATAGTCAGTAATGTAGTTGCCGAACCTAAAACGGTTGTAACTACAGGAATCCACATCTCGACCATTCAATTTAAAGTAATTTTTTGTTGATAGGTTATATATCAATCCAACACTATTAAATGTATCATAGAGTTGTCTACTTCCATCTTCATGTCAATTATTTCCATCAATGAATTGATGGTTTCTCCATGATCTTGGATGAATTCCTCTGAGCTTTCTAGATGTGTAATGTGCGTAATTAAATCTCTAGCTGTTATTTCGATGTATGGTGTAGGAAAGAATTTATCGTATTTCCATAGCCCACATTCTGTTAAAAGATATTGAACATCAACTAATTTTTTTGAATCTAATAATTCAGGAAGATCTATTTTTGCATGTAAAATTTTGTAGTCAAACGTAATTCCTTCTTCATTTTTTCGTGTATAATTCTTTTGATCGGACACGTTAAATTTGATAAATCGAAGATTAGTAAATGAACTAACTACGTTATGTAAGAAAAAAGCTGAATTTACTCGTTTTGATAATTGTTCTTGAGTTAATCCAGAAAGTTGCTCTAAATCTGTTTGAAATTTTTCATTTAATATATCTCGCATATCAGCTGCTGGAATATAAAAATTAGCATGTGAATTGCCAACTTGATTTATTCTAGCATTTCTGCGAACTTCACTTAATATCCTATTATCTACAAGATTATTCTTGTACATAACAACTTCTATGACTAGTGGATATTTAAGATTTGTCTCCATCATACATCTCGTATTGTCTTTTCATTTGAGTAAAGTAATCCTGCATTTTTTCAGGATACAATTTGGTAAGGATATCAAAATCTTTTCTTGAGATTTCGTTGATTTTCAAGTACAAAGAAACAAGTTCTTCAGAATACTTAAATTCTTTTTGCTCTTGTGCTTTTGTTTTCTTTGTTTTAGTATATATCCAACCTGGTACCTTTTTGAAACGAGATGTAACGAATTGCCAAGTGTCAATAACACCAATACCATTGATGCCATTACGGTTTAATAATTGTGCTTGTTCAGGAAAGTTAATTGCCATAAAGCGATTAATCATAAATTGATTTTTGGCTTTATCGTTGTTCTTAACTTCTTTGTATTTCTTAGGGTCTGTAAACATAACCCTTACTAAGTCGAATAATTGCATAGTTTATTTATTATATGAAATTATTTCTTAGAAGATTCTCTTAATTTAACCGTTTCTAGTCGATGCATTTTTTCAGTCAATTGATTTTGCTTTTCTATCGCCGAAGCTAAACGGTTTTGTGACTCAATTAATTTTGGTAGATCGTTTTCAAAGTATTTTCTACCGGCTTTTGTGTTATAGAAATCTTTCATATATTCAAATTATAGTCCAAGACCTCCGAAGAATGAAGCATCTTGAGTTGTACTAGTATTTTTTTCGTTTTGAATCAGAGGCTTAGAAATATTTTCCTTGTTTACTTGATTCATGTTATGTATTGATTGATATCCTGAATTTTCGATATCGTTAAGCATCGCATCCATAATTGCATTTGGAATGGCTTTTTGATGCAGATACATTAGATTACGATTCATCTCGTAGCGTTCAACTAATTGAGAAATATTTTTATCTAAAATACGCAAATTGTTTTTTGCGATTTTACAAATTTCGGTAATTGAATCGCTAGAGAAAAATGTAGTTTGATCTATTCGACCATTGTTATCTTCGTAATCTTCGAGTATTTTAGAAGCTTTTGAATCTGTAATATTGTATACTCGACGTTTTCCATCTTTACCTTTTTTAATGGTTTGGTGTAATGGTGATACGTTATCGCCAGCATCGCCCATTAGAATTTTGCGAAATACAAATTCATTTACGTTAGTTTCTTTAATTTTCATACCTCTAGTAACATTTTGAAGTGCAACTTTAGTGTTGCTTGTAAGATCTAGAGGTTGATTGAAAATATCGATAGAATCCATACTAGTTTCAGATAGCCATTCGGTAAATCCTTCGAAAGCATAAATAGATTTTGAGAATTTATTATAGAATAGTGTATTTGTTCCAGTTGAATCGTTATTGCAAACCAATTGAATAAGATCGTTATCGCCGGAAAAGATTAATGCATTTCGGTTATTCATATTAAGATATGAAGACCATGCAAAAATAAGATCGTCGGCTTCGGCACCACTAACACGAGAAACGGTGCATCCTAAAGATTTTAGAGATTCGGCGAATTTGTCGTGTAAATCATAGATCGCTTTCCAATTAATTGTATTGTCTTTTTTGCGATGTCCTTTGTATTCTTGCGATTCGGCAGATTTTAAAGAATTAGATTCTGGATAAAAATCTTTTCGCCATGAAGATGAATCGATACAATAAACAATACCATCGAGTATTGGTGAAAAACGCTTGACTTCATAAGCGAAATCAGTTGCGAGTTTCCATGCTAATAGATCCGCATCCTTTTGTGGATCGTCGATAAAATTTAGAGGCCCATCCTTACGGGATTTAATTTTGCCTGAAATAAAAAATGTTTTGTGTAGAAAATAATTACCATCTACAATTAATGTATACCTTCTCATACCTTATAGGTTTATTTTGTTTTATATTATATGAAGGTTTTGTGATTTAGATTCAACCCTAGTGCACAATCTTTTGTAGCTTGTAAACTAAACTAAGCATTGTAACCACAGGATCAATTACAAATCTAGATTCATACGAATGTTTGTTAACTTCAAAGCAAATTTCTCCTAGATGTCTGATTGATTCTGGTTTTTCGGTTTGAATGTATTCGACGAAATCAGTACCTAATGCCTTAATAACATCATCTACTCGATGAGAATAATTAGATACTAAAAATTTGTAATTGTTTACGGTTGAATTAATATCTTCAAAAATAAGATCGAATAGATCTTTATAGACACCATGAAATGTGGTAACGTCTTTGATTGTGATTTTACTCACACCTTCGGCAAAGTATCCCTGAAGGACATTAATTGTATTTCTAAGATCAGGAAATTTGCGTTGTACTAATTCGAGTAAAGCATCTTTGTCGATTTCCATTCCTTCGATTTTACATATTTCGTAAATTCTTCGAAGATATTTTCGCATGATTTCAGTTTCTTCTTCGTCGCTAAAGTCGAAATTAATGCATTCAAATCGAGATTGAATATTGTCTGGAATCTTATTGAAATAATTACATGTTGCGATGAACCTTGCACTCATATGAAATTGTTCGATTGTACCGCGAAGAGCTTTCATATATTGATCAGATACTCCATCGAACTCGTCGAGTATTACGACTTTTAATTTTCGTTCACCATCGAGCAAGGATAAAGTTGAGCAAAATTCAGATATTTTATTACGAACAGTATCTACACCAGTTTCGCTCGAGCAATTAATATACAATGATGGATGATCTTTTGCTAAGATCTTGGCCGATGAAGTTTTTCCACTTCCAGGACCACCATAAAACAAAAGGTTTTGATATACACCTTTATCTAGTTTCTTAGCAATTCTTTCTGGTACAATTAGATCTGATAATTCTTGTGGCCGATATTTCTCAGTCCACAAAAGTGCTTTGGTATGCGACATAAAATGTTTATTAGTTATATGCTTTCGAGTTTGCCTAGTTTCAATAATTGCATTTTGAACATTTCTCCATCACGAACATATCCTGAGATTCGAAGAACTCGACATTTATGTCCTTTAAATTCGATCTTTTCGTTCAGTGTAGGAGATTCGCCGATTGCGATAACAATAAAGTAACCATCATCCTCGGTACAAGAAATAATTTTTTCTAGATTCATATTATTTGTTTTTGATTCGTTCGAAAGACATTACGGTATTGATAACACCTAAGAAGAATGCAGCGAAGCAAAATGCCATTTCGTTAAGTTCGCCTGCAAAATTGATGTAATTAAGAATAGAACCGGTAGCGGTCATGTAGGCGACAACGAAAGAAGCGATTGCGAATAAGAAATACTTGATGTTCAATTTGAATGAAATTTGCATAATTGTTTTGTTTAATTTGTTATTACTAATATAATAAAAAAACTTGGAAAAAAAAAATTTTTGGTCAATTATTTCTCAAAAAAGTTAAATTTTTTTCGATTAGCTCCAATCTTTCTCATAAGTATACCAATGGTCACAACTTCCTGAATAATCGAGTGCTTTAAAGATCCACTCGTTAGTGGTATCGATATCTAAATTATTCGCATATGCTAAGCAACGCATTTCGATAAGCGGTTGTTTATCTTCGTTTTGGCTGTATCGATCGATTCCTAATGATTGGGATACTGCGCTTTGCATTTCTCCCATGATAACGAGTGCAACTCGTTCATTGTCTTGATAACGACGCCCAGCCATCCACCCGAGGCCTTGATCCATTGTTTTGAAATATTCGGACCATTCCTTAGATTCCTTTGCTTTGGCGATAGAATCAGTTAGCTTTTCTTTAAAGCCTTTCGGAAAGTAATTTGAATTGTGGCCGGTAAAGCCTGATACTGAAATTTTTACTTCGTAACTCATGTTTTGATGATTTATTATTATATGATGAAATTATGCAATTGATTCAAGGAAAGTAGAGTATACCTTATCGATATCGACCTCTTGTTGAATATCATCACCGAAGCGATTGATAAGATATTTAACGAAGCGAATTCTATGATTTGCTTGTTCGATGTTGAATGATGTTTCGATTAATGAATCGGAAAGATGAGATTGAATAACGATTGATAAACGTACCATAATTTGTAACTGTTTTAATTTGTTATTACTAATATAATAAAAAAACCCGAGATAAAAAAATCTCGGGTCAATTATTTTTCAAAAAGTTATTAACAATTTAGAACTTTGGAGTATCCGGTACATATTTAGATGCCATTTCCATAAATGGTTTAATAACTATTGATACCAAAGCTCCGCCTATGGTTGCAAATGTTTCTTCATCAATAGCAATGATAGGTGCTTTATCAGTAGGATCGCCAACCGCTGGCCAAACATATTCTCCAGCACCATAGTTGTAAGTTACCCAATCTTCATTATTAGTATCTACTTTATCTTGTCTAGCGATATGACGAGTTAAAAGTACTCGATTCAAATGAACTCCGGCTTCATGCGAGATTTGCTCAACAAGCGCAGTTAATGCGCCAACCTTTTCAGCAGCTCCTCCCATTCTAGTCCCATTATTCCAGAAGTATATGTCCTTACCGCCATTCATAATATTAACCATACCATAAATAATTGCGTCGTCTTTACTTTCTTTACCGGATTCGACATCTCTTTTAACTTCTTCTTCAGGAATACCCATAAATTTTTCTACATCTTTACCTAAACTATAAACTCCTGTAGAATATTTAGAAAAGGCCATTGTAAAAGAGTCCTTAATAGTCGTTCCTGTTATCGTTGAATCCGGGTGTTCGACTTTAATAGAAAAGTCAAATTTTTTTGCTTCTGTATTTTCATCTGAAGGAGCATCGGTAACTGTCCATTTTGCAATATAAGTTCCTGGATACGACAATTCGAAAGAATTGCTGCCTATATCTTCAGTAGCCTCAAAAACAAATTCATTAAATGATGGAATATTTTTCATTTTTTATTTTATTTTTCGAATTCTATACCTCCATACACTTCACCAATAGTACTTTCAGGATCATATTCACCCGTAAACTCAGTGGCTTTAAACGCTTTTGATGGACTAACAATTATGCCTAACCTATCCATAAACGAACGATTCGCTAAAGCCGGTGTACTTTTATCTTTTCTATCAACTACTGATATATGAACATGCGGTACTAATTTTCCTGCAAATACTATATCCTTTTCAATAATAG